AATGGGCAGTATCCTAAAGTTATATGTAATGGTGCTATGAGTACGGCTACTAATCCTGGGTTTTCTCCCGAAGGTGTTGCTGAATTATATGATAACGTAAACTCTAGTTACCCTTATGTTGATTTTTGGAATCTCACTGTAAATAGTACTGCTGTTTGGGGTGCGGTTGAAAGTAGTGACTTAGGAAACCCATCGCCAAGAGATTATGATAAAGTATTTAGAATAGGTGCTAAGGGTAGTAGTTCTTTAAGTATAAGCGCAACTACATGGGATATGGGGAAAGCAAAAGTAATACTTGTTGCTCGTAACGCCACAAGTGCCACATTCCCGATACCTCATAGTGGTAATTCAAATTATAATAGTGGGACTTTCAATTCAAAAATAAGACATCTTGAACTAGAAAAGTATTCGGCACAAGTTGGTTTGTTTGCTATACAAGATAGGTCAATATTAGAACTAGAGAGTTTAACTATTGGTGGGTATTGTGTTCTAACAGGCCCGACAGCGATAGACGCAATTGGTTCAGAGATAAGATTGGTAAATAGACCAAAGATTAGGGGTAGTTGGACTTTTGGGCAGAAAGCAGATGGTATTTATCTTTCTCCTAGTAGGGGTGGTAAGTCTGCTAAATCTGATAAACTAGGTATAGGTAATATCGCACCCACAGCCTCATTAGATATTACTTCCCCCGATACAAGAGATGCGGTTAGGGTAGTAATCACAGATACAGATTCTTCTGCTGATTCTACACCGTTTGTTATTGATGAAGTGGGACACGTAGGTATAGGTTCTGCAAACCCTCATTCGGGTTCAGCACTTACACTCAATGGTGACGGTACTACTTATGAAGGAATAATGTTTCAAAACGGTGGCTCTAATAAATTTAGATTAATGCAAGATGGTGCTAAGTTTTATCTTGATAGCCAAACTAATACTTATGATTGTGTTGTAAGGTTAAGAGATAGTAGTGGTACGCAACATTCTGCTGAGTTTACTGCCGATAGTGGTAACAGTAGATTAATTCTAAAAGGAATAGAAGAAATCATATGTATTGCTTGCTCTGATGAAACTACAGACTTAACTGTTGGAAATGCTAAAGCAAGTTTTCATATGCCTTACGCTATGACATTAACAGGAGTTAAAGCAAGTGTAAATACCGCCCCTGTAGGGCAGACAATATCAATACAAATACAAGAAGGTGGTTCAGATATTTTATCAACACCTATTACTATTGACGCTAGTGAATTTACTTCTAATACTGCCGCAACACCACCAGCATTTTCTGATACTGCTTTGGCTGACAACGCCTTAATTACTGTTGATATAGACCAAGTAGGTTCAAGCACAGCAGGTAAAGGATTAAAAGTTTGGCTTTACGGCAAAAGGACGTGATAAAGTGAGAATTATTTATATTAACCCTTATTCTTTTGGCGCACCTCCATCTGTTAGTGCGCCTAGTGCTATGAACATTGATGATGCTGGCGGAACAGATAGAAGTGTAACACTTAATTGTGGTCTTTTTGATAGAGGTAGGTTCACAGCAGTAGGAACAATAAATGTAGCGCATGGTGGGACTACAGGAACAACCTTTCAACCACCGCTATCGGGTACACAATTAAATGCATTTAGTATTAGAGCATTTGGAACATCAACGGGAGATGCACCTACATCTTATTCATGGGGATTTGCGGTAGACCACCCATCGGGAAGTCTTACTGGTGTAAGTTTAACTACAGGTACTACTAATACTCAAAATTATGAAGACCAAGGGTTTGTAGTTATTGACCACAGTAGTATAAGTGGAGATGCTGATTTTATAGTTAGTTTAACAGGAACTAATAGTGGTGGTAGTACGGCCGCCCCAAATGTTGAATTCCAAGTTGAAGTCTAGGTGATAATATGGAAAAAAAAGAAATAAGAATAGGAAAAATTGTGTATAGACCCCCCGAAAAGTGTTATACTAAGGTAAACATTGAAGAAACACCCTATGGTTACAAATTATATAGGGCAGGTGAAACTAGGGCGTTTACGATGATTCCGTTTTCGGCTGTCAAACAGATAGAATACTATAATGGTGATAAAAGATGAATGTAGAAATGTATGGAGTTATTGCTGTTGCTTTTGTGACTGTAACTGTTCCTTTGGCTATATGGGCGTATAAAAAATACAAACTAATTACAGCCGATGGTAAAGTTACTCTAAAGGAAGTAATGCAAGCAATAAAAGAAGGCACAGCAAGAGCAAAAGAAGCAAAAGAATTGTATGATGATAAGGTGAAATGAAGTGGCTTATTATTGTAGCGTAGCAGATGTTGGTTTAAGGCTTGGTCTTGATAGCGCACAGCGCACAAGGTCAACAAGTAGAATTAACGTAGGTATTAGACGTGCTACAATTGATATAGACCAAGAATTCCTTTACTATGGAAGAACTACACCAAGTCGTGAAATAGCAGAAACTACACTTGATGGTGCAACTGCCGCAGGTGCTACTACTGTAAATTTGACATCGGGTAGTGCTTTTGCTAATTCGGGTAACGGTAACATTGATGGTGACTCGTTTGCTTGGACTGGTAAATCAACAAATCAATTAACAGGTGTTACAGGATTGTCTGCTGACCATGCTGATGATGTACCCGTACAGGCTGGTGAGTTTGCTCATGTTCTTAGAGAAATATGTGCTGATTTAGCGGCCGCATATTATTATGAAGATGAGGCTACATTTCAACCACAAACACAGACAGATAGGGGAGATAATCTTAGAGAAAGAGGCACAGTAAATCTTAGGAGATTAGCGCACCTTGGTTCAGTGGATTAAGGTGATAAAATGGTATTAGAAGTAGACATTAAAGTGGATATAAAAAGAGTTGCTAGTCTTATGGACGAAGCAAACTCAGAGGCTAGAAAAATAACTAGGCGTGTTATGAAAAGAGTTTTTGATAAGGCCGCAAATGAAGTAGCCGCACCAGCGTTAGAATCCGCTAGACCAAGACTACAACAGCCAAACGGTGTTGTGGATAAAGTGTTTGAGTCAATAGGAACTCAAGAAGTATCACAAGGTAAAAGTATTGGTTTTAGATTAGGCTCACACAACAAAGGGAAATGGGAAGGTGTTCCAGCATCAAGAAATAAAGATTTTAATTTAGCAGTTGCTTTGAACGTGGGTGTTGACCCATTCCCCCTAAACATGATACCAACATTTAAAGGCACTAGAGCAGGTCACGCTTTTATGTATGTTAAACCCTCATTATTTTACAGTATGTTAGAAAGACAATATATCCATAGTGGTATTATACATAAAGGTTTCACAGAAACAAGATGGTTGTCAAAGGCAGATTCGTATATTGACAAAAATTTACAAAGAGAACTAGATAAAGAATTGGAGAAGATGTAATGGCTGTAGCAACAACACAAGAATTTTGGACGGCAAGAATTAAGGGAACAGACCCTAATGCTTCTGACTTAGCAGATACCTCAAATAAAAATACTCAGTTTTCCGTTAGTGGTGGCGGTACTGGTGTAGTAGATGGTGACTTTTGGAGAATATCGGGTAGTGGTGGTAAGATATACACAACATCTCCATCAGCATCTTACACATCATACACAGCATTAGCCTTCATAAAAATGACAACTGCGGCTGATAATAGCGGTGTTTTATTAAGATTAGATAATGGGACTCATAGTGTTGAAGTCCAATCAACAGGTAACACTAATACAGTAAAACTTGTAGGAACTACAACTGTTACATCTAGTGATTTAGATTTTGATATGGGTGATGACGAGGCTGTTCCCGTTGTCTTAAGATTAACCTTAGATTCAAGCACAAATAAAGCAAGACTATACATGCACGAAATAATAGAAGATGATAACGCCACAACACACTATCTTGAAGTTACTGCGTCCAATGACGCAACAGGCTCAAGAAGTATTCAGTGGGGTAACGCAACGGGTGATATATCTTGGGGTGCTTTTTATTCTACATATCATGGTGCTTTTGACCCCGATGAATTAATGGTTTCTGATTTCGCAACAGACGCAATATCAAGAATGGGTATAGCAATAGTCAATAGATTACAAAATAGTGCTAGACCATACATAAAAACCCATGTAAGCGATGCTAATATAGTGTATGGTTATGACATATCAAGTAAGATGATAAGTCGTTTAGGTACTCCCGCAATTCATGTATTAGTCACAAACTTAAGAAGTCCTAATTTTGCATCTTTAGGTGGCGGAAAAGTAGAGCAAGAATATCAAGTAACAGTATTTGTTACTACAAGGGGAACTAATTACAAAAACGCTTACCGACACTGTTTAAATATAGCAGGTGAGGTCTTTGATGAAATTTATAGAAATACAGGACTGAAGGGTACTACTGATAGTCTTATTGAGTACGAAGCACAACTTGACCATAAAATAGATAATGATGAAACTATTTGCATTCACCAACTAAAATTCACTTATAGACGCAGAATAGATATGCGCCACAGATAACATTTATCAATCAGACCAGTAATATTGATACACATAAGAGGTCTATTCAATGGCAATAAATAGCGATTTTGACAACAGATATGTGTCATTAGTAAAGGAAACTACATTCGGTACAGCAGTTACCGTTACATCATCTAACGCATTTACAGCAGATGCAGATGACGAATCATTCACACACAACGCAGATATTTTACAAAGGTCTGATATGAGCAGACCAATATCCACAAAGTCTGTAACAGGTAGAGAACACTCAGAAGGTTCAGTAAACGGTGTTTTACAACCCGATGATTTTGCAGGTTCAATCATTACAGGAATTTTACCAAGAACTGTTTACAACGATGGTGGTTCGGGCGCACATGATTTCTATGGAGGAAATGCAAGCAGTTCTTACCCATCTTTTACAGTAAGAGTTGGTAGAGAAGATAGAGAACATATATACACAGGTCAAAGTGTAAATAGCCTTTCTTTTGGTGCTTCTGTAGGAGAATACTGTACTTACTCTTGTGATTT